CCTGTCCACGATATATCCATGTACCTTTGCCCATCATCCCAGCCCCATATACCTCTACTTGGGTGCGCTAACCGCTGCGATGGAATGGGGTTCATGTTACCAGTGATACCATCAACTGCACCATCCGACTGTTCTTCTGCAACGCCGCCGGTATCATAGAAGTCTGTGTATGTGTAGACATTACCTCCGCTTGCCATGACAGTAGCGTTTTGCGAAAGGATATTTCCAGGTCTCATATCGCCGTTGGCGTTACCTCTTCCACTCCAGGAGTAGGCAGTACAAGCATCAATGAAAAAATGGTGGTGATCTGCCATGTTCTCCCAAAACTTCACGCTTGGGTCAGTACCGTTTGTTAAAATATCCGGATGTTGATTGTAATAATCTGCGGTTATATTACCATTGGATGACTGGTTTTGTCCATTTACAGCAGAGTTACCACCCCAGTATCTTTGAGCAGTGTTTAAGTCTTGCGCTGTAGGGTGTTTAGATCTGTTTTGACTGGTGTTGTCAATATCCGGGCTCATCATAGCCTGCGTATGGCTGTTTCCAACACTCCAACCTGAAGGGTGATCAAACCAAGCGTTGCTGTTTATATACCTTAAAGGCCAAGATGTCTCCACAGTGTAGTCAGAGCTTTCGTATTGAATAATTTGCTGATCTATAGACTCGTCTCTATTTATTTTTACAAAAAACCTTCCATCAAACTCTGGGGTGTCTCTTGGCTCGCGCTCGAATAAGAGAAACGAAAGATCGTTAATAGTATTGTCAATAGTGTCATCTGAAGAAGCAAACGCAACGTCACCGCCAAACCTACCTATAATTTGAATTTTTTTATTAGCTTCTTGTTGGGTGATGCTAGCCACGCCATATGGTTTAGAGGCTTTTCCTTGACCAGTGAACGTGATGAACATGTTCGACCCGTTTGGGGTTGCGAAATCGCTACCGAATGCACTATCAAATGATCCACCGTCCACTGTTATAAACGTAGTGTCTTGCAAAGGATACCCATTACCGTTTATGCCAATTACAGAGCCAGCTTCGCCACAAAATAAAGACCCTAAAGACTTATTAAAGGATTTTACGTCAGGTGGAGCTTCATTCTCTAAAGCAAGAACCTTATATTTAGTTTTATCTTCTACAACTTGGTCTGAGTTGTGTGCTTTCTTAAGGCTTAAAAAAGTGTCAAGATCTACTTTGTTTCGCTCTGATGAAGGAAACGAAAGCCATATATTGCCATCTTCAGCATGATACCATCTGTCCATGGTCATGTTGTGATACCCTGTAGAGGTTTCTTTTATGTAGAAAGAATAGTGCTTAGCCCAGTCTGGCACAACAGTATCTTCACTTAAAGAAGCCGTTATTCTGTTTCTTCTTTTAGAAGCGTCTTTAGGTACGGATATTGATGATTTTTTAGAGCTTAGCACTGGCGTCTCCCTACCGTACTCATCGCTAAACACAACGCCTACTTGATATTCTCTAGATGTTTTAACAGAAGGAAGAGCAAAACCACCTCCCCAACCAATACCTGCATAGTGCAAGCCATCAACATGTAAACCTACATCTATAACCGGATCTTTTAATATAGTGTAGTTTTGTAGGTAGTTCCCGTATACTACTCTATTAGCGCTTATTTCTTGAGCTAGCGCTTTTCTAGGGACATTGTCCCAAGGTCTAATCAGCTGGTTCGAAGGCACGACAGCGTGTATAAGATCCGTGTCTAAAACAAATTCACCTCTAGCATTTGCATTAGAGCTTAGGTCTGGCCAAATACCGTTGTCGAAGCCGTCAGACTTTCTTAGTGTTTTTACAGTGTATACCGTAGGGTTGTTTGTTTCTTTATATAGCAGGTCTATTTCAACAATGTCTTGCGGTATTGCAGCCTCGCTAGCGTGGTAACCTTTTAGCTTAACGCTTTTTACTTGATTAGCCATACCAAGATTAAATCCTTTTGCTGGCTTGAAATCGTAATGATCTGGCAGAAAAGCAACTTGAGACCACGGTGCGAAGGTAGAGTATTCCCCGTCTTGGTACTTGTATCTATAAGAAAACCTAGGAAACTTTAAGTTAAACAAAGTTTCTGAAACCTCAAGTCTAGCAACAAAACCTAAGTCTTCGAGATCTTGAGATTCTAAGTCTGATATACTATTCGATATAGTTCTGATTTTAAGCACAAAACCCGTAGACGACAACGCGTTTGCGTCAAGGACATCAGACGCTGTAACTAAAGCCCTTATGTCGTAGTCCGAGGGCTCAAACGTGAGAGTGTCAGAGTTAACAGCTGCACTGGTCTGCATTGCTAACAAAAGAACATCTCCTACTCTAAAATCTACCGCCTCGTCAAAATCCACATCAATAGTATTACCAACTTCTAAGCCCCCCACGTCAAAAGAGCATGTCGTTGAAAGCTTGTTTTCAACACCTGCGTCAGTAACTCTAGAGCTAGGCCCCCTAAACATCTCTATCTCCAAGGGTTGTGTTGGAGCTTTTTTAATCACAGTTATGTGGCTTTCGTTTACGTACACTGCTTTGTTTCCGCTAGCGTTAGTAACAACGCTATACCTATTAGAGTCTACGTTGTAAAAAGCTTTATCTTTGACTAACCTAGTGTGGAAGTGGTCGAAGTCCCCTTCAAACACGCTGCTTGTGTTAACAGTCGACGCGTTTGACCAACCTCCGTTTCCAGCGCCGTACAAGTAATCAGTACCGCCCGTTCCAGCTATAGATCTAGGTATACTTATTTTCTTAGGCTCAGAAGAGTTGTCTGTCCAGTATATAAATTCGTCTAAAACGTTTATGCCTGTTATAATAATGTTTTTTGAAAAATTCAAAACCCTGTCTGCGTGGAAGCTTAGCGATACCACGCCTGACGACGAGGAAAAAGCGACACCATTAGGGTGTGTTAAGTAAACATCCCACTTAGGGCTTCCTAAGTTAGCGTTGTACTTTATTTCAGAAACCTTAAGTGCGTCTGCGCGAGTGTAGGTAACGCCGTTTACCGTGCCAGTCACAATCATGTCTAATCTAATGCCTGTGTCGTTGGTCGCGCTTGATGCCGCTAAACTAACAAAAGCCGATGTGCTAGACGTCGTGGCAACAGTGGTGATCGTCGATCTGTATATATCAACAAACACATACCTGTGCTTGTCTAATACAGAATCGTACTCTAATATATAGTCTTTTCTTACAGGCCTGTGGTTAGATGAAGCGGCCTCGTCTCCAGCTGAAACGAAGTAGTATATCTTGTCTGAATCTTTAGCGGCAACTGCACCAACACAAGTGGCTGTGGTAGGCACGTTTATGCTGTGACCCGCTAGCATTGTGCTAGACGCGGTGTTACCGAGAAGGGTTTGGGCTGATCCAGCGTTAGAACCGTCAGACGTGGAAACCTGTATGTTTAATGCATCTCTGTAATGACCTTGAGGAATCAAACGCTCGTCGGCATCCTTGTTCATCTTAGCCTTTTGGAAATTACGTTTTGATAGCGGCATTCTTTAGTGCTTAATTATTTTTGAACTACCTCTTAATACTTGCGTAAGCTCTTCAAGTTTTATATTCGAAAGCCTTAGTTTAGCTTTTCTAGTTTCAGCAAACCTTTCTTTCTTCAAGTAAGCAAGCGTACCTGCTGGCGTGTCTTTCCTAGCAAGCAAAACACCGTACAGTATATGCTTGTATATAGCTTCCTCAGCTAGTTTAGGAACGTATGAAGTAGTAAGATCAATGCCTCCGTTAGAAGTAGATGATACGCCATCACTCAAGTATTTTAACACCAGTGTCTTACCGCTTAAGTTAGAGCTAAAGTGAAACTTGCCAGCTGTCTCATCTATAAAGAAAGACCCGTTAACCTGCGAGTGCTGAGGGTCTAAACCAAACCTAGCGCCTGTTAAGTTACCGTACACGTCGTCAACTTCATCATAGTCTAAAGAAGCTACGTCAGAAGGTGTTATAGTTTGGAAGTTGGCATTTGTGTCTGATGCTTCAGATCCATCCAAGTCAGTGTTTGTGCCTTCTGTGGTCCAACCACCCCAGTCTTGAACCAACGCATGAGTATTCGTGTCAACGTTTAAAGGATTAGACGTTTTACTAGTAGGATATATAATTCTTTCAATGCCGCTACTGTCACTCCAGCCAAGTTTTATATAGTTAACATAATCTAACGGCATCACGAGCACGAGTGTTGCTGGTACTTCAACCTCCCAATCCTTTGTCGATCTAATCGTATCGTAGCTTAGCTCTTGCAATGCTCTTAAAGCGTGGAATGTAATGTCGTTGTTTGTTACGTTCTCACACAGCTTGTCTTTGCCTACGTAAGTAGCATTAAAAGAATCTATAATCTCATTCAATGGTATATACCTATAATCCCCGTGATCTCCACCCGTATTGTAGTACGCTAGTGGGGCTTGTTTAATTATACCCATTGTTTATGATTTTTGTGAAGTTGTTTCAGCAGCGCTGTATTGACTAACCGTCTGAGCAAGGCCTACTTTGTTCATTATAATACCGGCAAGCTCTAGTATTTTATTCGTGAGTGTATCCTCTTCAGATCTATGCAATTCAAAGTTTACGGATGTCGCGCTGTTGTAAAGTGCTTTACCGTTTACGACAACGTATCCCCATGCTACTGTTTTAGGCACTCTAAAGCATTCAACAGTGACCCCAGCGGTTTCCTCGTTATCGTCAGAACCATCGATTCCGCCAGCGTAAACGACTATGTCTCTACCACTAACCCTGTTATCGGTATAGAACGGCGCCTGGTTGTCAGTAACTGCCATATGCCTTGTAGACTTCTTAAACCGCTGCGCCTCAAACATAGACACTTTTTGACAGGGCTCATCACCAAGTAAAACCACACCTGTTTGGAAGACATCGTAGTTAACGCTATCAACTGCTATTATGCTTGGGAATGTGTGCCCGGCGTTGTCGACAGTTGCTTCATAAGACTGAAAAGGAGCGAGCTTTTTATCTAGCAACTCACTTATATCTGTTTCGTCTACCTCTATAGACCTAGCGTCCTCTATTCTATTTCTTTGATTCTTATCGTAAAAGTAAGATTCAAATATTGCCATTTGGGCGTGGTTGGCCAATAAGTTGTACTCCTGCGGGGTTATATAGCCTCTCTGCTCTTTGTTAGCAAGAGCTAAAACCCTTTGATATATAGTATCTACACTTATTGCCATAATTCTTTTTTTATGGTTTAGCGACTACCCCGAAGGGCAGTCGCATCACCGTATATGATTATTAATTTAATCGTTTCTCTATGTTGGAGTAAATCTCCATTCCCTCGTCAGTCTTAAACCAAGCGGCTAAAGCTGAATACGGGTGTTCGTCAAAAGGAACAGTCATTAACTTTCTGTCGTTAGTTCCCCACGAGAACGTTCTTTGATCAGAGGATAGTTTAATGATTCCCATCTCTGTAGCTTTGATACCAAAGTTCCTAAGTACCACGTTGTCGTCATTGACTAATTCTAAGAACAAACTAGGGTTTCTCTTAGCGTATAATAGTAAATCACGCTTAAGCTCCTTAGAACTCATCTGAGATACCTTAGAACCAATCTCTACTCTCATAACAGCTTCTGCCATGTCAATGTCTAGGTTCATGGCTGCGTTTAGGGCTTCAACCTCCATTTCTAACCAATCAATCTCTTGAGCGGCTCTAACTTGAGGCTTAAGTTCTTCGTATATGTTTTTGCGATTTGGGTGATACAAAGACAAAAGCTTTTGCAATGTCACTTTATTTTTAGGCACCATCAAAACTCCATTGCGGAATATAATATGTGATAACCTTTGATCACCTTGCATTTCATCTACGAAACAAGTTCTTTGGTTTTCGCAGTACTTTAGTTCTCTTTCATAACCCTTTTCCTCATCGAAGTAGTATACTCCAGCAGATTTTATTGATCTACTTAAAGGGCTTTTGTTATATCTAAGAACGTAAGTTCTGTCTTTAATTTCCCAAGTGTCTTTCTTAGGTAATTCTTTTCTCGCGATTGGTTTAGGCTCCGGTTTTGGAGCTTCTAGTACAACCGTTTCTTCTACGTAGGGTTCTTCGACCTCTACTTTTTTTGTTTGCTTTTTAGCCATAATATAATATAATAAAAAATTAATATAAAACTACCCCTCCCGAAGGAGAGGTAGTTTCACCAAATATACTTATCTTAGTTCAACAACATGAAGTTGTTAGCACCTTGAGTTACTAAACATCTCTCTGACAAGAAGTTTACAGTCATTGCGTCTAGAGTAGACGTAACAGCTCCAACTGAACCAGTGATCCAAGTCTTCATCTTGCGAGACTCAGTGTTAGATGCTCTGTAACGAACGTGTAGGAAAGGACGCTTAAGGTTCTTACCCATTTGCTCGTCATATACAGAAGAAGTACCAGCAGGGATGATTACACCTCTGATGTCCTCACCGGCAGTAGCGTTAGCATTGATGCCTCCACGTGTAGCCAGATCGTTTAGGTACTTCCAGTCTGACTTGTAGAAATCGTAAGATCCGCGACGGAATCCAGAGAATCCTAGGTTTAAAGCCATATCCTCATCGTTCTCGAATACCCCGTAAGAAGTACCTCCAGCACCGTAAGAATTCATAGAAGCTAGCATATCGTCAAGAGCTAAAGCTGTTGCGCGATTAACAAACATCATGTTCTCTTCGATAGCACCGTTCTTATCGAACTCAGCTAGGATAGCATCAAACTCAGCTAGGTCAGTAGCAGCATTAACACCAGTAACACCAGAAGACTGGTGACCACGGTCTTTAATAGCAGCAAATAAACCTTGTGTACCAACTAGTCCGTTAGCACCACCCAAGATAGTAGAAGCGTCAGCAGCTTTCTCAGACTCAATCATACTCATCTCTAAGTAATCAGTGAATCGAGAGCGTGTCTCACCTTCAGCTTTTAGGTACCACATGTAACCGTTCTGTCCATCTTCACCTGAAACTTCAACCCAGCCAACTTGCGCAGCATCAGAACCTGATACTTCGTATTGATCCTTAAGGATAATTGGCTTGTTAGTGAAAGTAGTGAAAGAAGGCTTAACAGATCTAGCTCCACTGTACTCAGTTCCTTTTGAATTCTCAGAACCAAACACTAGAACACGAAGATCATTGTCTGTATCTGCGAAACCAACGTCACTTAAGTGAGCTCCACCGTAAGGTAGCGCAGTGATAGTTTGGTTACCAGCAGCAGCTACAGTTACTAAAGCAGTAACAGTTTGACCTCCACCTGCAATTAACACCTGATCACCAACACGGATACCGTGAGTAGTAGTTTGAGCTACACCGTCGATGTCGTGAGTAATATTAATCGTACTAGCAGAAGCGTCTAAACAGTCCGCTTTGTACGAAAGGTGTAATCTACCTTGCTCTGACCAAATAACTTGATCAGCTGACATAGCCTCTTCAGCTCCAACTTGTCCTAGGAAACCAGCAATAGTACGCTTTCCGTATACTTCAGCCTCCTTCTCCATTAGATCTGGAAGGTATTGCTGTGCCCATCCATTTGTTTGGATGTCTAAATAATTGTCCGACGTTACTTGCTGTATTGGTGCAGCTTGAAACGACGTTCTTGCAGTAATTGCCATTTTTTCTTAATTTTAAATTTATTTTTTGTTTTTAATCTTGAACTTAAAAGAGGCGGAATCATCGCCTAGCACTCTCATTTTTATACCTCCAGTCTGGCCTTCTCCATGAGAGGATCTAGCTGTTGTGTTGATATTCTTGGCTTTAGCCACGCTGTCTTTCAACGCGTCTGTTTTGCCTTGTTCATAAAAGTGCTGAGCAACAGCATCAGCGTTCATAGCGGTATACAAGCCTTTGTGATAACCTTTAGCATCATTAATAGACTTGTCTTCGTTTAAAAACTTTTTAATGAAGTTGCCTATATCGCTCTGGTTCTCTTTAACTTGCCCCGCATCTTTAACGTTAAATCTAAATCGTTTGTCACCGACATTGTATTCAAAACCTTTGAACTCGTCGTTGAAAACCTCATTGGTCTTCTTGTCAAACCTAGTTTTATTTAACTCTGCTGTTTTGTTTGATTGCTCCGTCTCTTTACTGTATCTGTTGAAGAAATCTATAGCCTTCTGCTGTTCTTGTGTTAGTTTGCTTCCAGCTTTGATCTCTTCGTAATATTTAGACTTTTGCCCGTCTAAATAGGTCTTAGCCTCGGCAACTTGCTCTTTCAAGGCTAATTTTTTTCTTTTTATCTGTGTCTCATCTTCTATATCTTCGTCAAACGAAAACTTGTCTTCCATAAGAAAATCAATCTCGTCGCTAGACAGATGAGGTTTTGTGGCTTTATAGTAGTCTTGAAGTACGTCTTTAGAATCTAGCTCGTCTACGTTTTTGTTTAATCTAACGTAGTCCTCTAGATCACCACCTGTGTCATCCATGAAATCCAGTAGCTTCTGAATCTTTTCTGGAATTACAGCGCCTGACTCTTCTGATGCCTGGATAGCCTCAACGGCTTCTTCGCCAAGCTCGTCCGCCTGCTGCTGCTCAACCTCAGTAATCTCTTCGATTAGAGATGTTTGGTTTTCGTCAACTGCTTCTGGCTGAGCTTCTTCAGCTACCACCTGTTCCTCTACAACTTCTTCCTTTACGTTGTCTGTCGGTGGTGGTGCAGATAAATCTACTTTAACAACGCTAGGGTCGTCTTTTGTTGCAAACTTACCCAGGTCAATAACGTTCTCTTCTTTCTGCTCAACTACCTTTTCTTGAACTTCTGGTTCTTCAACCTTTTCTTTCTTTTTTTTACTCATGATAAAATATTATATAATTAACTTCCTATTTGCGGGGTGAAGTCATCTAAACCGATTCCACCACCGAGTATATCATTACCTGAAGACTCAAACTTTTTAGCGGGTTTTGGTGAATTTGTTTGCTTCATTACCTCCCTTCTGTCTTTACCGTCTTCTTTAAGCTGCTCCATACCTTTCGCGTCTTGCCTTTCTTGCCCGCGAAGTTTTTGATTAAGCTCAAATTCATAAGCCATTAACTGCTTTTTTAACTCAACTTCTTTCTGTAGGTAAACAAGCTTAGCCTCTGACTTCATTTGCTCTAGGCCCATATCAGCCTGCGACTTAGCCTGGTTCTTCTGCATTTCAACTTGAGACGCCTGTTGCTGAGCTTGTGAGTTAGCCTGCGCTTGCGCTTCCATGTCTTGCTGTCTAATCTGCTGATCGCGCTCTTGCTTCTTCTTTCGCTTTATCTTTAGTAGCTGATTAGCAAGCTTAACGTTCCTAACAGTTCGTATGTCAATAGCATCGTCAAGATCTATCAACTGTTGGGCTAGTGCTGTTTGGATGTTATTCTCTAGCATCTGCTTCTCTTCTTCGTCAGGCTCTAGTTCTATAAAGATACCAAAGTCGTAAAGGTAAAGCTCTGACATCTCCTTCAGCGTCGCTACGTTGTGAGCGCCAAGCGCCTGAACAAACGCGTCAGCTGTTGGCGAATACTCTAATATATCTGAAATCCGCAAAGACAAAGCGTTAGCCACTTCAGTCGTCAAGTACATCGATGAATCTAAGATGTGCCTAGTAGCTACGTTTGAATTAGCCGCTGCTAGCTTTTGAACCCCAACTAAAGACTTTGGATCGGGTGAACTGCCATCTCTAGCCTCGTTAAGGCCAGTTACATCTCTTATCATTTGAAGATAGTAGTTATAAGTCTGTATTAGACTTCCTATCTTGTTTTGACCAGCGCCGTTAGATATCTGCTGAATAGGTATCTTACCTGGATTAGCATCCCCATCGCCAGTGAAAGACCTACCTATAACAGAGCCTGTTTGGAAGAACATATTAAGCGCTTCCTGCGGGTTGTAGTTTGTTCCGTTGCCTAAGTCAATTTCAGCAAGTCCATCAGCGTCAAGGTAAACCCCATCGGGTACCATGCGTGATAAAACCTGCTGTAGTTTTAAATGCGTTAATTGTATCGTGTCAGCAAAACCAGTGATTCTGCTAACTATAGATTCAATTCTTCCGTTGTACATTCTAGGCGCTACAATAGAGTAATTCATTTTTACCTTATTGAAGTCGCTCTTAGAACGCATCATGTTTTCTGCCCGCTCCCACTTTAGTAGGATGTCAGTACCTAGAATCATAACACCTTCATACACGCACTCAACTGACCGCTGTAGCTTTGAGTAACCACCTTCTTTATCTTCTGGTGGATTAAAAGTGTCAGGTTTTTCTATGGCTTTATAGCCGCCAGTAGAAGTTTCTTTAACCTTGTAAACATTGTTCATAAAGGTCTTGTAGTTAAAATACAAAACCTGAACCTTGTTTATATCGTTGACCTCTGTCCTGTAGGTTCTATTGCCGTACCTTTTAGACGCAGAGCTTTGGATTTTCTCTAGATCGTCAAGCGTGAGATGCTCAAACTCTCTGGCAAGCTCGTTAATGGGTATAGTCTTTACTTCACCTACGTAGTATACGTCTTCGAAATAAGGTGATTCAGTTCTAGAGTAAACTATATTAGCTGGGTCAACGTAATCTATAGTAACACCTTCACTCCAGTTAAAACTAGTTTTTACACAACCAAGTCCTAGCACCGTAAGATCGTAAACAAGTCTACGTCTAATCAAGTCGTAGTCATTACCGTCTAGAAGCACGTTTATAGCTTGCTCTTCGGCAATCTCCACAGCTTGCTTATAGTTTAGCTGCATATGGAGAGAAAGCTCCTCCTCGGTCTCCGGAAGCTCCTCTGCGTTAGTCTCAGATAAATCTATATTAAATAAAGCCTTTGAGTTGTCGTTAAACTGCTTCGACTTCATGTCACGGACTATAGCGTCCATGTACTCAGTACGCTTGCTAACTCCGTATTGATCTTGCGAATAAGCTTTTATACTGAACATACGGTCAGATAGACCGTTAGTAACAATATCAACAAACTTAGGTATAATAGGTACAGGCTTCCAGTCTAGGTTCAAATAAGATAGATCACCGTTTATAGAGAGCTCATCTTTATACTTCTGTATAGACTGCTCTCCTCTAGCGTATAATCTAAGGCTGTGAAACTTATTCTTGTTATCATCAAACTTACTACCTCCAGCATCGTGAAACCACTCTTGCTCTACGGCTCTAGCAACCTTCAACCCATACTCTGGGCTCATTTTTTCTAGGTCACTTACAACCTGAGACGGGAAATTAACATATGCAACGTTAGCCATGTTTATTTAATTATTTCGGATGCAAATCCTTTGTTGTTGTATTTTGCTATATTCAAGTTGAGCGAAGGTTTATGCTTTTCAGCGTGTGGAGTGTATAGGTGTCTATTACAAGCCATGATAGCCAGGCCTGAACTTATAGCCGCGTCAAATTTAGTTCTTTTGTTTATATCAAAACCAGCCCAGTCGTTCAGTGTTTCTTGAAAGTAAACTGTCCCGTAGTTGCCGTCACCTAGATGACCAACATGGGATTGTATATACATTTCAATCGCTGCCGCGTGGGCTTGTTTGATGTCTTCACTGGAGTTTGGTATACCACCTACTTCTTTCTCAGCAACAGAAAGCTTATTCCAAACCTTGTCTGGTCTGTTCATGCTATAGCCTCTGTATCCTCTTCGCTTTAGGTAGTAAAGCAGTCTTGGTTTGTTGTTCTCTGCAAGTAGAGGCATTCCGTAAAACACCAATGCCATAAGCACGTCTTCAAAAAATATCTCAGCAGTTTGGGGTCTTGCTACATACTCTAAGAAAAACGAGCTAGGCGGCGCGTCCTCCATGGAAAACTTAGTTAATCCATGAAGTGCTCCTTTTGAACCCTTTCCATCTACAGTTCCAGATATGTCGTAACTGTCACAACCAAAAGCACCTACGTGCTCGTTGCCAGGGAATTTTACCCCGTTTTTAACAATCGACTTGTTCTGTAGACTTATTGGCGGAACCCAGCTTATATTAAATCTTCCGTTAGGATCAGGGTAGAAGATTACTTTAGAATCTTTTACACCGTTCTCCCATTGAAAGCTACCTTTAGTGGTATGTGCGCTGTGACGGCTGCCCTCGTTATAATCTATTTGCTCGTAAATCTTTACTAGGTTGAATATACTATTCTTAGCCTCATCTCTAAAAGCGTGTTCTACGGTTCTAGGGAATTGTCTATAAAATTCGTTTAATCCATCCTGGTCATCTTTTAAACCATGGGCTTCGTTTTCCCAATGATCTATAACACCTATGTCTATTAGTTCACCATCTGGTGACAGTCTTTCTCCATCGTCTGGAGTATTAAATACAGGAAATCCGAATCTGTCAATAAATCCCTCATAGTTCCATTCCATTGGGATAAAGAGAGAATAAAGCCCAGACTTCGTCTGTCCATTTCTATTTCTCTTTGAAACATTTGAATCATTGTACAGTTTCTTAAAGTTGTTACCGCCTTTGTCTAAAGCGTTTGAGGTAGACCCCATCAAGCACTTTCCTATAATTCTACTTCCTAACCTAAGACAAGTTTTAGTTACTCGCCAGTTGTTGAGTATGTTGTCAGGTCTTTCCCACTTACCACTTTCATCATGTACTAGCAGGTTAAGCTTTTCACCGTCATAACTGTTGTCGCCTGTGTTCTTCCAGTCAATCGTAGTGTCAAGTCCTACTAGTTCCTCAAGCTTTTCATTGCTCTGTATCTTCCTTCTAGTAAACTTACTAGCAGGTACTCTATAAGCAAGTTCAGACTTAGGTCTGTCCATACCATCTTGTATAGGCTTGAAGAAAAACGGGTAGTTCATTGATATAGGAACTATCTTATCCGTAAACATTTTCTTTGCGTCTCCACCTGATTTAGACAACACTCCATATCTACTATCACTCGATATGGTCGCTAAGTTAACTGTTTCAGCTGAACTCATAAAAGAAAAACCAGATCTTCTATTCTTTAGATAGCACATGCCGTAGCATCTTTTATCTGCTTTACACGCTTCCCAGAATATAAAAAATAACCTGTTTGACTCTCTGAAGTCTGCGGCACCTACGTCAATCTTGCTCCACTGGAGGTACATGTAGTGACTTCCAGTTATGTACGTTGGCTCTCCATCGTTCACGAACCAGAATCCTTCTTCTCTCCGAATAAACTCTTCGTCTATATAATCGTACCATCTTTCTTTAAGTTCTTCAGGGTAGGCTTTCCAGTCAAATATATTTTTAAGCTTGCCTAGTTCTTTAGGAACTTCTTGTTTAACCCATTGGTTAGCCCGGTTTTCAATCGTAGTGCTTTTTTTCGGTAAAGCTATTTTCAAGCCTTGTATTTCGTACACGTCCCCGATTTGACCGGTCTTAGAGATAACTATAACGTCATGCTCTTTATTATAACCATAGTCCCACTTTTTCGACTTGTTGAGTCTACTTATAGCGTTACTTTTTATAGGATGTATTACCTTAAGTAGCTCTTGCTGATACTTCATCTAGATCTACCTTCGGCAAAACCTTTAAAAGTAGCTTCTTTACTAGACTCGCTTAGCACGCTGTCTAAAAGGTTCTGCTCTTCTTGAATTCTAGTGAGTATTTCAAACGCGTCGAATATAGCAAGCTTTTTAGTAGCAGCAGCGTTTTTAAGTCTATCAGCTGATATATCGTCATCAGAATCTATAATAGGTTCTTTAGCGACTTTAATCAACTCATCAACTGCTACTTGCCCAGCTTGGATTATACTCTTCTTCGTTTCCTTGATATTCATATTTAATTGTAATAAATTTAGACAGCACCCTATACATCCTTTGGCCTTCAACGATAAACTCAAACTCGCTGCTCGGCGTAAAGCCAACTAAGCTGCCCTCTTCTACTGTGCCGTCAGAGTACTTGACTATACCAACAAGCGGCATCTCTTCTAAGTCCTCTACTTCAAACCCTTCTATAGCAGACTGGTGCTTTATAGGTTGTACGAAGCAGTAGCCGTTTATGCTCTTCCAGTTATCGTTAGACTTGTACAGGTATAGCTGATCCGGAGATACTAAGTATTTTCCTTCTTCTAGAAAAGCCCTGCTGTTCTTCTCACGGCCTTTTACATCGTGCCATCGCCTAAAAACGTTATGGTGGACAAGTACCGTGTCACCGTCTTTTATATCTGTGTTAGATATCTTAGGCGTGGTTAAAACAACAGCCTCTCTATTTATATACTGGTGGTTGAATATCTCTGAGTTTATAATCAACTCATGTTCATCCACTTTTTTAACGTTGTTATATCTCTCACCTTTAGGTGATACAACAAAATTATATATTGATCTCATTAATATTCCAGGTTGTATTCAACTGAAATTGCCATGTTTTTATTAAAGTCCTTCCAAGGTATCACAGCGTTGCCTTTTCTTATGTAAATAGAGTACTTGTCTTCTTCCTCTAGTATATCACAAATAGTATGACCGCCATAAACCTCCTGACCCACAGCGTAATGCATGGAGTCAGTTTTGTAGTCTTTACCTATCGTTATCTTCCTTATTAGATGGCTCATCTTCACCGTAGTTTATAACACCGGTTTGGATGTCTATATTGTTTGTACCGTAGGTTTCTTGAAGGTTTTTCTGCATCATAATAAGCTGCTCATTAACTTGGAACACGGACTGTACAGCTACGTGTTTTTGAAGTTCTAACTGAACAATATCGTTTCGGTGCTTGTTTATGTTTGCTACCGCTTGCTGCATATTCTGCAGTTCCTCTTTAGTGATCTCGGTTGGCTTGAGATCAACTACTTTGTTTTTTGATTTTCCCATGATTTAATTAAATTAACGCCCTTGCCCTCGGTATTTTTTCTTGTATAAGGGAGAAGACTTTTGGTTTGATTGTTTTGTTTTCGCGTGAACCCCAGGTCTATTGATACTTTTTGATTCGTACGTATTTACGGCTTTATTAGCCATGATTAAATTGTATTAAATTGTTGTTAATTGTTTTTAATATCCAAAGTAGAATATTACTCCACCAGCTGTGGTGGTTGGAGGCGTAAAACTATCCCACCTTCCATATATTGTTAGTCCAGCTGGGAATGAAGTAGCAGCATCTGATTCCGCAGCACCACCACCGTTGCCAGCAACAGCGGCTGTATGACTAAAATAAGCGGCATCAGGATTATCCGTAGAAGCTACCAGTGTAGACAATACTGTTGCTTCTAAAAAAGTTATAGCTATTATTTTTTTTCCAGTTGGAGGAGTAACTTCAACAGCCTCGTCGCTAAAACCACTACCAAACTGTCCTAATTGATCTGTTCCTATGTTAAATCCCATAATTTATTTTTTTACTTTTTCTAGTGATCTTCCGCCAAAATATGCACCGATCACGGTTATTAACACTAATTGAAGAAGGTCTACGTATGAGTCCTTCACGTTGAAATTTATTGTCCCTGCATCAATGAATATCAATAACATCGTGCATACTATCAAGAATATAAGAACCATAGGCCTTACGTTCTTTGAAAGCCAAGAGTCAGATCTTAAGTCCGCCTCCCATCGAGAAGTGATGTTCTTTTCCATCTCTATCTCGTAATTCGCTACAAGCTCTTTTACCTTGCGTTCGGCTTCAAGTTTCTCGTCCTTCGATGTAGTTAAGTTATCTAGCACTCCACCGACGTTTTTTATAAGGTCGGCAGCTCCACCAGAAAGTACTTTACTAAGTATACCCATTATTTACCTCTGTTTTTTCTCGCTTTTTCTTTAGCGTTGTGATCTCGCAGTTCTTGTCTCTTCTTTGCTTTCTCAGCAGAGGAAAGGTTTGCCATAGCTCTTGAATCTTGTTTTTCAGCCTTGTCGCTAAGCTTTTTCGCTTTACCGGTGTTACCCCTTGCGCTTGCTTTAAGGGATCTTCTTGCTAGGTTAGCCGCTTTATTGTCCGCAGCGTAACCGGCTTCCCCGTCAACTCGGCGCGTTACAGCTGCTACTCTACCGAATTTCTTGTTTTTGATTCTCTCTCCTCGATCTTTCATAGGAGACTCCGCTTTTGAAGCATGAACCGCTTTACGCTGGGCATCGCTTGCATATTTTTTCATAGGAGATTCTGGCGCCGCTTCGATCTTGGCTTTTAGTTCCTCTGGTAAGTTATGCTGCTTACCTACTAACGCTTTTGTCATTGGGCTTTTGCCCCTCATTTTAAATGCCATGTTAATTCTTTTTTGCAAATTTTTCTACACCACTAATACCAAACGAACCTAAAACCACCCAAACAAACGAATTGTAAACAAAGTCGTTAATTACTAGATCCTTACCTATTGCTCCAGAAACAGTGTCTGCAATCATTACCAGAACCATTATTGCAAAGGCTACAAATCCAACTATTGCTTTTTCGTTCCATTCGTTCGAGTCTTTAAATATATCAAACATCGCTCTCGTTTTTAACAGCTCGTTTTTCCCAAGGGAATACGTTGTCTCCTTCTGGGTACCACTTACCGTTGTATTTAATCTCACCGTCTTTACGAGGGTAAGTTTTTTTACCATCTCTAACAAAATCGTCACCGTATGCTATTTTACCGCTCTTCATCTCAGAGGCATGTAAGCTTTCATGCGCTATAACTCTTTTTTCTAGAGCGCTGCCCTTAGGCACGGACTTATCTATATGTATGCTTCCATCCATATTAGCCTCACCCATTATGCCTGATTCAAGGTTTTTTCTAAATATAGGCGTATCCTTGGAATTCCTATTCTGGCGTTTCTCTCTACCAAGTTTAAAACCCATATTATCTATCTTTATCTCGTATCATATCATCTACAGACTTGCTATAGACTTTATCTGAATACGATTTGTTTTTATAAAAAACACTCCTGTCAGAGGTTGGTATATCCTCTTCACCTAGCAAGATACGGTATATCCTACTTACTAGCTGGGAGCATTGGAATGAAGTCTTGTATACAGAGTACTTTATACTCTTACCGTTTCTTTGCCTCCAAGTCTCTATCCATCCAGCTGATCGTAGCTTCTCCCACCTTCTCTTATCCCAAGAGTACGTGTAAGCGCCCTCGATAAATTCGTTGCGGGTAAATCTACCCTTATGATCTAGGTATATCAATAACTCTAGATCGGCATCGGTTAACCCATAAGTCTTACAGGCCCACTTACGCGTGAGCCTGTAGTACTTAAGGATATTCAATTCACGCAGATCCTGCGCGGTTAGTCTCATGTGTTATGAGTCTATAGTTATAGCTAGAGCGGATATCGCTGGCATACCGGCCGCGTACACACTCTCTGTGAGGTCAGCGACTGTGTGCATGATGCCTCCGTGAGGGTGTGCGTTTAGCAAGCTTGAGACAGCTTCTGCTATCTCCTTGCATTTATGCCCGTTGATATCAGCTTGGTCATCTGCTACCGTTGCTGAGTTCAAATGCGTTAGCACAACTTTATCCAGGCCATCTCCCACGCCGGTTTGGCCTTCAAAGTATAACGTTGTAGTTGTAGCTGACGTTGGGTCTACACCTATGAATCTTGAGGCTGGCCACATAGCAGAATCGCCTGTTGCGTCTGCTCCATCGCCATCTGAGAAGTATAAATAATTTTCCATGTTATTATTTTTTTATGTTAATTATTAAGCGATTGCGCATCCAGTTACATTTCCCAAGAATGCCTTGTGGTATACAGCTGTTTTAGTTCCATACTGAGCTGGATCATAAGAAGTGCCCGCACCACCAGTAGCTGTAGTAAGCTCTTTAGCAGTTGTCACTTCAGCATCAGCAACCACGATAACCCCAGCGTTTGCTTTATTAGGATTAGAGTTCATTATAGACGCTAATGCGGCCATAACCTGCTTATGTGTATCCGTCGCTATAGTTAGGGTTACGACATTAACTGTGTCGGTTGCCACCACGTCTTCAAATGACAGCGTTAAAGCGTTGTCACCTGTTGGGTTAGCCCCTAAGTAAGAGCTAGCCGGAACGCAGATAGCCTCTGTCGTTGTAGCCACTTCTGCTTCCGCGAAGTAAAGGTAAGGGCCTTTCGCCCTAATTGATTGTTGTGCCATTTTAAAATTTTTTAATTAGTTGTTTGTTTAAATGTTCTCCGTTTAAGGTTTGAGGTTCAAGGTTTAGGTCTAATATATATATCACACGTTTAGTGAGGTAGTTACTCCACTAAAACAACGTCTCTTGCTCGAATCACTTGGTATACTGTATCTGCCCAAGTTATACCGTGTCCAGCATGTTTGTCGTAATATATAACATCTTTATCTTGTAGGCCTTCAACTAAGTTTCCAGTAGAAACTATAGTAGCCTTTACGTACCTATTGTCACTGTCTAGATCTTCTGTTAGAATTAAGCCTCCAACCTTTTTAGGTCCGACTTTCTCTATATCTACTACAATGTAGTCATTAATTGCTTTCATCTGCTCTAGCGTTTGAGATTACACAATCAGCGGATATAATGGTAGACACTACAGAGCAAGCGTTTTTCAAAGCGGACTTAGTAACTAGAACTGGATCAATTATACCAGCTTCTACCATGTTTACAAATTCGCCTGAAACTACGTCCATACCCTCGCCTTCTTCTAACGTTATGTTGCAGATAAGCCCAGCGTTGTCTAGTATGACCTTGTAAGGAGCTCTTATGGCTCCAAACAGTATCTCTTCTCCCACCCCTTGGGGTGAAATTTTTTCAGAAGCGTTTAATAGCGCTACACCACCGCCAGGTACAATACCTTCTTTTAATGCTGCTTTAGTTGCGTATATAGCGTCTTCAGCTCTATCTTTCTTTTCTTTAAGCTCTACCTTAGAGTTTGCGCCTACCTTGACAATAGCCACAGAACCTGATAAAGTAGCAACCCGCTCTTCTAGCTTCTTTTTAATAAAGCTATTCTTCTCTTCTTGAATCTTTTTAACTACAGAGTCAATCCTTTCCTCGATATCCTCTGTCATGCCTTCTAGCGTTATAACAGTATCACTTGCCGATGTTACAGCATACTGTGCTTCACCTAGGTATTCTGGCGTTATCATGTCTAGATCATCTCCTAGTGCTTCGTTTATAACTGTAGCGCCAGTGAGAACTGCAATATCTTCTGTAGCGTCGTTTTTAGTGGGTCCAAAGCCAGGTAGATCAATAATGTTTACCTTAATGTTTCCTTTAACCTTGTTCATCATAAGAGCCGCTTTCACTTGCTGCGCTACAGGAGCGATAATCAGCAGCGCGCGGCCCTTCTTAATAACATGTTCTAGAACACCTTGAATCTTCCTCACGTTAGGTATCTCACTAGAAACAACTAGAACTAGAGGATTGTCTAGCTCTACTGTATTCTTCTCGGTATTAGTTATAAAGTGCTCGGACGTAATCCCACACTCTATTTTAACTCCATCTACTAGTTCAACGTACGTATCCTCTGTCTCGCTAGACTCCATAAGCACGACACCACCTTTACCTACTTTTTCGTAAGCTTCCGCGATAGTTGTTCCCAGGCTAATGTCATTGTTGCAGCTAATAGAACTAACGTTGAATAGCATATCACCCTCAACTTTAGTAGCAATTTGTTCGAGATACTTATTGATCTTTCCCAAGCCAGAAGCAATCCCGCTTTTAACGTCTCTAATAGATGCATTTTTATAGTTGTCTTTGTTTACCTCATTTAACAACGCCTCGGCAAGAACCGTAGCGGTTGTAGTTCCATCACCAGCTTCACGCACTGTGTTGCTGGCGGCTTCTTTTATAAGTGTAGCACCTATGTTTTCAACGGGATCGTATAAGACTACGCTTTGGGCAACGGTTACTCCGTCTTTTGTGATCACCGGTTTACCGCGTCCATCTTCATATATGACGCACTTTCCAGAAGCGCCAAGTGTGGATTTTACGGCTTTGGCCAGCTTGTGAACGCCGGTCATTATTTTATGCTTAGCTCCCTGACCAAAGTCTAATTGCTTGATCAGTTCGCTAGGAATGTTATACTCCATATTATATTAAATTAAATTATAGTGGTTTGGTTTTATTTACTGGTCCTGCGGGCTTTTCTATCGCCTCTTTTATCGTTGGTGTCCGCTCCTTGAGCGATGGGTTGGCTGGCTCTCTGGTCTTTAACGTCTGATCGGATTTCTTTCTTACGCTTGCGCTGGTACTTGTTGTACTCCTTTACTTCTTCGCGAGAACCTCCATGGTCTTTTAGAGACTTTCTCTCTTCACGGATATCCTGGCGCATTTCTTTTCTAGATCTATCGCCATAGAATTTATCCATGCCTTTCATCTTGAATGCCATGTTAGTTTTTCTTTTGGCGTACAATTTTACCGTTTTTCATGACGTAATCGTTGTCTACTACGAATCCTTGAGCATCTACTTCTAGCTTACCTTTAGGATCTGCAATAGGAGCACCAGTGTCTACGTCTGAGTACTTGCCGTTTTCGTTTTTAATGCTTTGTCCAGCAATAGTTGTCTTTTTTCCTTTAGCAAAAGGTGCACCCTTCATCTTAAACGCCATAATTTTTATTTTTTAAAAGTTTTGACCACTTTTGGTCCGCTAATTGTGTCTAGTTTTTTAGCAAAATACTCAATGCTTCCGTCAATAGCGGATTCTGCGCCATCTAAAGACTCTCTACGTGTCACGGAGTGCCACTTTTCGCCTTCTTCTGGGTTAGATACCTCGGTTTGGTAAAAACCGTTGGGTAATTGAGTAATTCGCCAGTGGCCTTTGTCGGCCATATGCTTCCATTGCCCGATTTCTTTATCGTTAGGCTTCGATGCGTACGCTGTAGACGTACTGTTGTAGTATAAATAGGTCATTTTCTTTGGTTTTATGACTGTTTATGGTATAGGGACTTTCCCTACGTTAGTTTATTATTATCCTTTAGTCCAGTAGGCATATTCTAAGATGCAGCTTGCCGTGTCGGCTCTAGCTTCTAAACCAGCTCCATCGTTTATGGGGAAAAAAGCAAACTCTCCAGGGCTTAATCTGGCATACTGTACGCTCGCTGTAGTTTGAAGTATGACGAAGTTTGTCGTGTCTATGTTTTTAGCATAGAAATACTTTACTCCACTAATAGCCTCATCTACCAGCTCTTGATTATCGGATGTTGTTATAGTGACCCTTGATATGCCGATCGCTGGGATGGTCACAGTTAACGAGTCAGTTACTGATAGGTTTAAAGCCTCGCTTGTTGCGTCTGAACTTGTCAGCGTCAATGTTGGTACTAGTGTTGCCATCGTTTAGAGATTTCTTTTTCGGTCTTCCTTTTTACGCTCTGAAGCTGTCAAACTAGCCCGTCGCTTTCGTTCCGCCAAAGCAGCGGCTTTATTTTTATTCCTTTCATCCCGCCCTGCCTGATTCGCGTTCGTTCTGGCACGTGCTTTAGCTTGAGATGCTACGTCAGCTCCCGTGACATCTCTATCACGCATCGCATTAGCAGAAGCCTCGTTGGAGGCCATTTCAGTTGCGGTTTTTTCTCTAACCGCCTGGCGCTCGTCATCTGACATGTCGTTGTACCCAGACCCGACACGGACGCCGCGCAGTGCTTCAGCGTCTTTATTCTTAATGACCGTTGGGTCTATATCGCTCCCTGTGCCCATAGCGCCAAGCCCCTTCAACAACTCATTTGTAGCGCCTGGAACTGGTTTTCCATCCTTCATCGGACTGCCAATGCCGTAGTTACGGTACATCGGTGTTCCCTTCATTTTAAATGCCATGATAGGTATTTATTTAGTGTGTGTATATATAGTTGAATAGTTACACGGTATACAAGTAATTTAAAAACAGTGACATAAGCCTGTTACTATCTGGCTTATCTAGCTAGTGTCACACTTAGCCCCGAAAAAAAATTACTATAAATTTAGAGAGTTTGTGTAGCCCCCTCCCCCTGCCCCTCCCCCCTCCCAGGGAAAGTCGCTACTTTTAGGGCCCCCCGTCACGACATAACTACGACGTCGCGTAGATAATATATATATAACAAACAAACAAACAACATGAACAACAACGATACCGAAAGAAATTTCTACACCAATTATCTCTGCTCATTCTACACGCA